GGTGCCTGCGAGTGTGCTGATGAAGTCGCCGGGATTGAGCACTTGCCCCACCAACTCAGGGAACGTGTACACTTCACCGGGTTGCAACGTTTTGGTCTTCGTGATTAGGTTGTCGTTGCCAGCGGACCCGGCAGACGTGACCACGTTCACACTGATCGTGGCAGCACCGGTGCTGTAGTTGGTGGCGGTAAACTTGTCGACAATCGCCCACACGTTGTTCGCGTTGTATTGCGGTGTTTGCGTGTTTTCGACCGTTTTGGCGGGGACGAGAACTTTTACGGTGACTGTCATAGAGTGTCCTTAAACGATGCTTGTGATTACACCATCGATCACAGTGATTGTTTCACCACTGTCGGCAGTGAACGACCCGGATGCGCCCGTTGTTGCAATTGTCAGCGACCCGGCGCCCGGTGTGACGGCGATATTGGCGCCTGCTGTGACACTGGCCGTCAGAAACTTGGTGCCGTTGCCGATGAGAATCTGGCCGTTTGTCGGTGTTCCGGTACCAAGCCCAAGGTCTTCCCGCGCATCAACCGGTGCGCGATTTTCCCAGCGGTTATTGGCGAGTTTGTAAACCAGCGTGTGGTTATTCGCCACACTTGCGATATTCACGTCCTGCAACGAAGAAAGTGACTCGCTCAACTCCATCCGCATGAAAATCGAACCCGCGCCGCCTGACGCTGCGTTGACCACTACGGCCACAGGGACGGTGATGCTCGGGGCTGCTGGTTTGAATTTTGTCCAAGTCCCCGGCGTGGCGGGGTCGAAATACAGCAAATCACCATCTGCCCACACCTCACCAACGGGTGTGCCGGTCGTGTTGAACCCGCGAACCAGCCCAAACGATGTAACGTACCCGAATGCGTTGTTTGCTACGTCTTGGGTCACAGCCCCCATCATGTACTCTGACGGGACCGAACCATCGGCAACAGCGAGGCCGAACGTCAGCTTGCCAGAGGCTCCGACAGTCCCGGTGAACATGACCGGGGACCCGTTGACAATCGTCGCCCCGCTGGTGTTTTTGGCGTAGTAATGAATCTCCTGCCCAACTTGCAGGACACTACCGCCATACAAGCCGACATCGAGTGTGCCGTCGTCGGAGTTCCACGCTGTGACGCCGGGGCTGTACACAACATCGGGTGACGGTTCCAGCGAATAACCAATGAACCGGGTGTTGTCTTGCTGCACGGACGCCATGCTGCCAAGTTCAGGCCGAACTTGCAGCTTCAGGGCGTCGAGTTGGTTCTGAATGTCCGCGATCTGCGCCAACAGTTGCATCGGGCTTGGTTCAGCCGCCAACGATTCAATCTGCTTTGACAACTCGGTTGTCTGCGCAATCAGGTCGCCCTGCAACGGGGCCTTCTGCAAGTCATTCAACGACTGGTTGCTGCCACCAACAGTGCGGAACAGCGAGAAGAAGAACATGTACCATTCGCGCGAGATATTCCCCGTGCGGGGGTCCGTAAACGGCACCCTCGGTGGCGTGAGCGGTACGTTCAGCGGATCAGGCATTTGTGCCACCCACGACAAGCTCTGCGCCCATGATGGCGATCTTCACAGGGTCGGTGCCACTGACTTCGTACACGCGGTCACGCAGCTTCATGGTCATCCCGAGCCTGCGCCAGATGGCGCGGCGCCCGTATTCGCCGATCTTGCCGATGCTGACCCAGTGCTCATTTGACCACGTATGACCACCATCGTCCGACCAGCGCAACATAACTTGAGGGTCGCTACCCTGCCCTGTGTTCAGACCGACACCCGACTCCACATCAAGCTGAAGGCTGTGTTGCGCAGTGCGCTTGAGGTTGTTTTGCCCGGTCGGTAGCGCCCGCCAAGACCGCAACCACTTCTGAGGAGTACCATTGTCCGAATAGTTGGTCAGGTCATACGAGTAGATGTTGCCGTTCTCGTGGTCCCCGATCATGACGTTGGTGTTGAAAAACGCCTGACAGTTCCCCCTGTGGCGAGTGAACGCACCATCCACAAATCCCGCGCGTTCGTGCCACGCCTGAGTCGCCACATCGTATACCCATGTCGTATTTGCACTTGGGAACACGAGCACATAAAAGCTGTGACCGTCCTGTTGATAAGTGTACCCAATGGCGTCCGACAAGTCGCCGTACTGCTGGATTTGCCACTCGACAGCATGAGTCGAGATGCGCTGACCCGTGTACCCGTTTGCACGGTACACCATACCCTGACCCCGGGCGTCCCTGCCGAGCCAGAACAACCCGTTGTCCATTTTCGCAATCGAGTACGGGGCCGCACAACCCAACTCATTGAATGCGCCCTGTATCCGGGTAAGGGGGAAGTCTGCGTTGCCGCCGTTGTACCAAACCTCCACCGAGTTGGTGCCAAACACCCACAGTTCCCGGTGATCCGCGATGATGCCAACCACCCCATCAGGGGCACCCTCAGCAGACGCAAAGTCCAACGGATCAATTGATGTGCCGTCCAGCAACTCAGTGACCCATATTTTCTGGCTGTTGGGTTCGTTGAACACAAAATACGTATCAAGGTACGATACGAGCACAGCGCCGGGGAAATCAGGGTCGGTGATCTGACCAAAGACGCCCGTGTTCGCGTTGTAGATGTACGAGGGGCCGTTACAGGCAACGAACAACTGGATGCCGTTGTCAGCCATACTGACTGGTCCAGCGCCACTCACGGCGCCCAAGTCTGTGACAACGTAAGTCGGCGAAACCTTGTACAGCCGACTACCACTGACAGCGTACAGGTTTTCACCAAGCACCCACAACCCTCGCACCGGCCCACTGCCGACAACGACCTCCAGATGCAACCCGGGGCAACGGTTCAGAAACGCGGGTTCCTTGCCACCCTCGGGCACCATCTCGGGGTACAGGTTCACCATGCGGCTGTCAGCAGCATTGACGCTGCGGGCAACGTAGGATGACCCAAGGATGGGCGTCTTCATCAGAAATTACCGGCGTAGATGTTGAACCGCTGACGGTTTGCAACGACGGCGTAAGGCATCCCCATCACGTCGTCCGGGTTGTTGATGCGCTTCAGGTTGCGTTTGCTTGTCATGGCGATTCGTTGCACCTGTGGCGACGGTTCAACCCCGAACTCGGGAGCAATTTCGCACGCGAGATTGTACGCAAACGCCCGCATGTACCCCGGTGGGAAAAACAGGTCGGTCGCCAGATCAGCAGGCTGCGCCAGTTCCTCAACCGATACGATGTGCCACTCCAAGTCCTGCGTCGGCCTTGGGTACACGACCATCTCGATGTCCGGGAACGTCATGTTGACGAACATGACCTGCGGGAACGTGGATGTCGCGGTTTTGACTGCGATGCCGTTGTATTGCTGCTGGTTGATCAGTTTGATGTTGTATGACACATCACTCGGGGCAATGTAGTACGTGGCGGGGTCAATCTGTACGGGGCGGGTGCCCACGAAATCACCAGTGGGGCCGAGGGTGCGGCTGATCTGACCAGCGGGCCAGGTAAACACCTGTTCTTGAGTGCAGAACACGGCAAGCCGCTCGACACTCCACGAGTCCAGCATCTGGTTGAGCGCAGTCAGAGCGTCCTCAGCACTTGCGGCTGACGGGGTTTCACCTTCTGCGAGAACACCCAGCAGTCTGAGTGCTCTATTGATCTGTTCCCCGGCTGTCGCCATTTCGCGGTCCTTCGCATTCGTCGCTTGCCGAAGTCAAGAAGGAAGGGACTTCGTTGGGCTGTTCGACGGGTTGGTCGGTTTGTTTCCGGGTGTACTTGCGCTTGGGCTTTTCAGCTTCGGCTTTGGGTTCTTCGGACTCCACCTGTGCAGGCGTGTCGGGATTGTACTGCACCCATCCGTTTTTTTCATCTTGCTTGACCTCGTCAGGGTGGGTCGCAATCTTGGCGCCGTGGATCGGGTGAGTGAGGATGATGTTCATGGGGCTCCTATGAAGAAACGAGACCGAAGTCTCGTTTCTCATGTGGTGATGAAGATCAGGCGATCTTGTAGACGACAAACGTACTGTCGGCCACCTTGCGGAAGCGGAACAGCGCACTGGTCGTGACCGCAACCGCCACGACAGCGTTGCCGCCATCCGTGACACCCGTGTTCACCGCCAACGTCACAGCGCCGGACGAGGTGCCGGTGTTGACGACAGCCCAGTCAAACGTGCTGCCAATGACGGCATTGGGTACGGCGGCGTCGATAGCCGCGCCGGTAGGCAACGTGTAGGTTGCGGCAGAAGTGCCGGGGTTGGCAACCAGCCAGCCGTTCACGACTTGAGCGGCGGTCAGGGTGGCGGTGGATGTTGCGGTCTGAGGGGCGGCAAATGCGCCCATGATGGTTTCGGCGCGGTTGCCGGCACCAACCTGGAAACCGCCTGCGCCGTTGGGGAGAGCCATGATGATTCCTTTGAAAATGAAGTTCGGAAAAAGGGGCCGAAGCCCCACTCGGGTTAACCCCAGATGCGGCAGCCCATCTGCGGACGGATGGTGTTGTAGCCGTACAGGACATCGACCCGGCACGGCATACGGTCGTTGTTGATGTCGTACTGACGAACAACCCGCAGACTGATGCCGTTGTGGACAGCCCGCGACGCCATATCGACCCCCTGCGGCAGCAACAGGTCGGCAGTGGCGAACGCAATGGCGTCACGGTGGTACGCCATGTTCTGCGGGTAGCTGGTCGAAGCAGCACCAACGAACACGACCGCCTTGCTGGTCGCAGGCAGAGACACCATCGTACACAAGGCATGGCTGGCCGAGTACATCGGAGCAACCGTCACAGTGGCCGTGGTGGTGACGGTAGACGAAGCCAGTGCCACAAACTGGAACAACGAGCCGGTGGACTCGCGGGTCTGCGGGTTGGCAGCGAAGCAGTCGGCGATGGTGAACACGTCACCGGGGTTGATGGTCTCGCCCGAGCCAACGGTCAACGTCAGCGTGGTGGCGCCTTCGGTGGTCACAGCCGCACCAGTGGTGTTGCCGGTGGCCGCCCGGGTTCCGCAAGTGTGAACCTTGATCGACTGGCTCATGTTCACTTCTTCGTACCCGAGCACCTGTTCGCCCATCATCCCGGCCTTGAACTGGCGCGAGATGACGTCGGTGGGGTTGAAGAAACCAGACAGCCCGTTCACCAACGCTGCGTTGGCTGCGGGGTTCGCGGTCAGGTAACGCGGCGACATGGTGGCGGCATTCTCGTTCAGCTTCTGCTGGGCTTGCAGCATGACCAGAGCAGTAGCCGGAGTCGTGCCCGGGGTACCCACCGAGTTGCCGATCAGCTTGTAGGCATTGGCGACGTCGGCGTCCACAGTGGCCGAAAGCTGACTGATACGCGGCTTCAGCACACGCTCGGCAAAGTCGTCCAATTGCATGGTCAACTCAGCAGAGGTGAAGTTGATGCCGACGTGCTTCTGGCTGGCAACGGTCAGCGTGGTGTACTGCTCGTTGTCGTCCTGAGTCTGCAACGCGGCACCGTCCGTCACCAGTGCGCGGTCGGGCAGGCGGATGCGCAGCGTGGAGCCGATTTTGGCGCCGTTCACCGCAAACGAATCGTCGTACTGGCGGTTCACGTTGCGGGTGATCACCAGGTTGTTCTCCAGAATTTCCAGAGACTTCCGGGTGATCATGTCAATGGTAAGCAGGCTGTTTGCCATGATGATTTCCTATATCAAGTATTGCGGGTTGCCCGGGCCTTGGCAATCTGTCGTTGGCGCTCTGCTGCGATCCATTCCGATGTGCTCATGGTCTGGATGGACCGTGGATCGGTGGTGTCAGTGACACCGGGGTTCACAGCGCGGGCGCTGACCGGACGAATCGGTTCTGGCGCAGACGTTGTTTTCTTTTGGGGAGGTTCGGCACTCAACTTGGCCTCAATCTTCCCAATTTCACGGGCTTGCAGGAGCGGCGACAGGCGCGAGATGCGATCAGCTTCTTTCGGGTTGCTGCCCAGCCAGTAGGCCAGATCAGTACCAGCTTCGGACGCTTTGATTGTCTCAGCCATCACGTCGGTGATCCGAAGGTTCGGGTTGTACGCGACTTGATCGAAATCGTCATACTTGGCCCGGGCTTCTTCTTCACGCTCTGCGTAGGCGTCCTCAACTTGGGCGCGTTGCCTCTGAAGTTCACGCTGCGCGATCAGTTCTTCGGCCTTTTTGACAGCCAGTGCCTCAGCATAGGCTTCGACGGACTCAAACTGATCAGCGGGCGGCAATTCCTTTGGCACCGACTGCCGCACTTGCATTTCTGCTTGTTTGGCTTGCTGCTCACGTTCCCATTTGCGTTGCTCTCTTGCGAGGCGCTTGCCGATCATGGCGTCGAGTTCAACCTGTGAGAATTTCTTCTCGTCGGGTTGTTTCTCTTGGCTATTTTCGACTACTTCCGGCGCGTTTTGTACCTGACCCGGGATGGCCGTCACCTCGGGGGATGGCGCGGAATCAACTCCCGCTGGTTTTTGGACTTCATCAGTCATTGCTGTTCCATTGGAACCCCGGTGAACCTCACCGGTACGGTGTGATTAAATTATAAGCTCTCACCTGTCGGAATGTACACGATGGCGGTATTTCAACCACGCTGGTTTTTCCTAAAGTGAGTCCGGTGATTGAAATTCATTACTTTATTTGTCCCCAGGTAGTACCACCATCCAGGGTGAACCAGTGCGATGGCGTCGCGGTCGCGTTATTCAGCCAGACCTGCACCGTGCGGTCGCTATTCCCGAAATACGCGCCAATGCATTGCACCGTATACGTTCCTGAAGCACCCCATGATGGCGCGTTTGAAAACGTCCCGCCTGAAATTGAACCAAAAAACACGGTACCGACTTGCAGCGCACGAAAATCAAACCCGAATCCAGTGGGCATATAGGTGCGGATGTTTGCGTTACCGGCAAATTTGAATGCGCCCAGGCCGGTGATATTTTGCCCAGACAAAGCATTCAACAGCCGCGCCCCGCCGACTTGCAGCGTGTTTTCGTTGTCAATCGCTTCAAGGCGGAGTTTTGAGATTGCAGTCGGAGCGCCAAGACCCGTATATCCGAGGAAATACGTCTGAATCGGCCCCTTTACCCGGTTGACCCTGATTGTGACTTCCTCCGCGGTTTGCGTGTTGACCAAATTGGCATCAAACTCCAGCACCGACCGGGTGATCGCCGTCGTCGCCGTCGCCCAAAACGCATTCAGCGGTTCGATGACCAGGCCATCAATAATCGTTTCGTGACGTGTCGCTGTCGCCGACGTAATCAGCCCGGCATACACGTATATCGCCACTTCGGTGCGGATAACAGCGTCTTTTGAACGCGCCACCATTTGACCGAATGTTGTCGTCTCACACCGCTGGTGAAACGCAACGCAAAGATGCGTCGCAGAAAGCGGCGACGATGCGCCATTTTTGAGATATTCGTACTGCGGCTCAATCAACGACCCGCCGCCGAGCTGAAAATCGAAATCCACGGACCCGGTGATCGGCGTCGCAAACTGCCGTTTGACAATAGGCCGGATGATCTGTGTATTAAGGCTCTGAGACTTGACAGCCCGGCCAGCACAGTCGATGAATACCCCATCGCGAATAACCTCGCTTCCCTGCCGCAGCTCGAATGTCGTCGCGCCAGCTTTTGCGAACACAGCAATGCCGTCGCAATCGCTTGTAGCGCCAGCAGGCAAAAGGACGTCTTTGATGTAGGGCTTGTCGATCAGGACCGTGCCCTCGTAACCGACAACTGCGATGCCTTTGCTGGCCTGCGCCGTGTTCGTTCTACGAACCCCAACAACGCGCGGATTGAGGATCGTGACGTCTTCGTACAGACCATGCACCACAATGCCTGTGACTTCGCGTGTTGCAGAGGCATCGGCGTCAAACAAGTTGTTGATCGTGACCGGTGTGGTGATGGCGACCCGCCCGCCCTGGGTGGCGTTGGTGTGCCTGAAAGTGATGCCTCGGGCGCATTTGTTGTCGGCGTTGATCGTCAGCGTGCCGCCTGTGATCGAGCACGAATTGATCGACGTTGTCTCGAAATACAGCAGGTCAGCAAACGCTGTCGCCCCGGCGCTGACGTTGATCGTGACGTCGCCGCGACAGATGATTTCCACCGCACCGGATGCCCGGCTAATGTACGGCTGTAGAGCACCACTGACCAGGTACGTGCCACCGAACTCCACCGGAACACCGAGCGGTATCGCGTAATCAAGACAGGCTTTGATACCGACCGTGCTGTCGGTCACACCGTCACCAACAGCACCAAAGTCCTCAACACTGACACGCTCGCGCATCTTGGACTGAGCGTTTCTGGCAACTGCGCCAACCCCCGCCTGGATAAACCCGAGCAATGAAGACCCGCTGGACGCAGCCAAGACCGGGAATATCCCGCTCCCGTTGCCCGTGATGTTGTCCCAATCACCAACGGGTACATCTTTCCATGTGGTCAGCGCGAACTTGTACGAAACCTCAGCCTCAACCCAAATCTCGCCCCCTGCGGGGACACGGCCAGCAGCGTCAAGCACAATCGGGTTGGCGTGAGCAACAGTTCCCGCGCTGGTGGTGTACACGGCTCGCGGTGTTGTCGTTCCCGCGTTGTAGGTGTACACCTTGCCACCAGACAACGGGCGCCCGTTGTCGCCAAAAAACTGCGCCCCTGCGCCAGCAAGCATGGAGAGTTGAACGGTCGGCATCGAATGTCCTTACGCGAGAAACTTGAGTTTGTAGAGTGTGGACAAATACAGCCCAACGATTTCGTCGATGATGTTCTGAAGCGGTGTGTCGGTCTTCTCGCACACCTTGTACCGCTCTGACTCAATCTCAGCAAGTGAATCTGCAAGAAATTCCACCACGTTGGTTGTCTTCTTGGCAGACACCAGTGTTACAGGTCCGATCAACCCGTGACGTCCTTGGTACGCTTCTGCGAACTTGTCAGCGAGTTCCACAATCTCATCGTAGAACACCGCCAACGCGGAATGCTTTGAAAAGCTGCGGGTGTTGAGATGAACAGAATGGGTCACATCTCGCGCCAGAAACAAATGACCGATGAATTCAGCGCATTTCATTCGTGTCTCCCATCTGAGGCGGCATCTGAGGTGATCCCGCGACCAGATCACCAGTGTCCAGTGCGGCGGCGATAGTGCCCATCACGATGTCTTGAATCTGCTCGGGGGACATGCCCGCCTGCACCGCGCTGATACGCTGTGTCTCGGCCTGATACGCCTTGA